CATTACTCACCAATGTTGTGGATTACTGGTTTTTCATGGGCCAGTATATTATAAAGTTCAGTGTTTTGTCCAGAGGATACTGGAACAAATTCTTTCTCAGGATCAAATTCATCATCACGAATTGCTTGGTTGATGACTATGGATCCACCTTCTCCAGAAATACTTCTGTGATAAGTTCTGGCAGGAATAATCAATGCACCACTCTGACGATTTAGATGAACAATGTGGTATGGAAACTTCCAATCAACATTTACAAGTTCAAATGTACGAGCACCAGATAGAACTCGATTGTGGTCAACTTGATGGTAGTGAATATAAAACTGCTTTGCTCCCACAATATCATTTGGGGGAGAGACTGCTGGTCCACTATGCACCACCAAATCAGATGCATTTGAATCTTCTACCGAAATATCGTAGAAGGTTACGTCTTCGGTTTCTCGAAAGACACGATGTTTTTTGTATTGAACGAAACTCATAATCAAATCCAATCAGGTTTTTTCAAATAAGAACTGGGGACAATCTCCCACCATTCTTTCCCATCAAAAATATACAACTTGTGCGTATCTTTGTCAAGGAAAACATCACCTTTCTGGTAGTTCATACCCAATCAGGTTTTCTATCAGGGATACGACGATAGTTATCTTTGACCCACGGCTTGGATGAAATGTACATCTTGTAGGCAGTGAAGGTGTCTATGCTATCGTCAAACTTAAACTCTTCTGGCATTGCACGGACAAATGGTTGTGGTCCTTTGCCAGAGCGACCAGCAGGATCAGCGAATGGAAAGATTTGATTTGCATATGCAAGAGTATGCAGACAAGAATGAATCTTTCCATAACGATTGGAATACTCTTCACAGAGTGCAAGTCCATGACGAATCAACCAACGCCAGTTATGAACAAATGCACCTGCCCATATAGTACATGGATGATTGCGAAATGCTCCCTTATCAGTCGCATATGGCGTTCCATCCACTTTAGGTAGTTTGCCATATCCGTGCCCCCACTTCTCAGAAGCAACGATAGAGAGCATCTGACAGGTCTCTAGAGGCATTTTGACAATGTGCTTATCGGGTAAGACCATTGCAGACTTGATAGGGCAGGGGTCGGTAACAAAGATGTTCACGAATCTCTCCAAAGAATAGTTGGATCACTGAAAGAATCTGGTGATCCTGTCTCTCTTGAGTATATCACAGCAAGAGTGATCCAACACACAAACCAAAAGAAATTAAATATTAAATTTTGCCTCCACATAAATCTACGAAAGGCTACAAACTCTGGTTTCTTCGTGGCGATCTCAAGAACAATCGACAACAAGAATCCAAATAAAAGTGGGAGAAAAAGAATATCTGAGAAACTCAGAAGAAAAATAAGAATTTCTTTCATGTCAATAATTTGCTAAATCCAATAGCAATAATAAATGTTAACATTATAACAACATCCCAAGATTTTGTTTTTACAAAGTATGGAATTGAAATGATATCAGCAGTGAGATTTGTGATGACACCAATAGTAACATTAACGTGAAGAATAATAAAATAGGCAGTAATCACCAGAATACTGCCCAAAATACGCATATGCGTTACATTCATCATCCAAAAGTAGAATCAGGTTCCATAGCGATGTAATAAGTCAAATCGCTATTCTTTGCGGTGAATCTAGAGAGAAGTTTTTGAGATACAACTACTTCATATGTTCCTGGTAGAATCTTGATATTCTCAACCTTAAAGTTGAAACAAAATTCTGAATCCGTTTCACCAACAATTACAGAGTAATCATTTGATGTGTCATTCTTTTTGTCGCGGACAACAAGTTTAATGACTCCGTTCTCTCCAATAGCAGAAAGATCTGGAGATTGATAGATGGACGATGCTTTGAGCAGTTTATCCAATTGATCTGTGCTCACCTCAAAACATACATCTTCGCTGGGAAGGGAGATATCTTTATCTGGAGGAGACACGATGACATTGGGGTCAGCAAAGAAATACTTAGAACGAGACTTACCTTCTTTGATTACAACATATCCATCATTTCTAAAGTCAAGTTCTGGATTGTTATAGAGACTCAAACCATTCAGGAATTGATTCAGATCATAAACACCAAAGTCTTTACTAAAATCTTCAGATACTGTTGCTTCAGCAAGAATATTCTTCATCACACTAATGGTGCGAAGTTTATTACCCTCCTTGAAGAGAATGGACTGATTAATAGAAGAAAAGTTTTTGAGAAGTGAAATAGTCTTGTCAGAAAGTTTCATGTGATTAAGAATTTTCATTATCAATAAGGAAAGTCAGAGTTGGTTGGTTTGTAATGATCATCAAAATGTAAGAGTAGCATAGCATAATGAATAACTTTTAGTAAGTCTCTTTTATTCTTACCATCCTTGTCGCCATACCGTGTTCCATACTTTATAATATTTGATTGGCAAAATCCAGAAGCAAGTCCTTTCGCTGCCATCAAATCAATTGTCTGAATATCTGCAAATCCGTTTGTTTTTCCCGTGTAGTGACTACGGTAGGTGCCACTCACATATTCGTGAATATCCTTGAGAATAACATCCTCATGATATTTCCAGCGACCATTGTTATTGTCTGGGGTAGCTGGAAGGTCTGGGACATCAATCTGTAGGTCGTAACCTTCTAATTTTGTGTAGTCCATCTCATATTCTGTTGAATTAGAGTCATACCAAAAGTCATTAAAATCTTTTTCAGTTGCATCACGGACGCTGTAACCATCCGCCAGAGTAATATTGGAGGAAATAAAATCAGTTCCTCCAGACCCAACGATACCATCGGGTGCCTTTCGATTTGGGTCATTACGATCATAATCGTAGTAATACTTGGAATGTTCTACCATTTTTTTGTTCGAATAAAGTTCATCATAAAGAAAGCTCCAAGAGTTTACTGTCATTATATCAAACAGCACTAAATGTGTCAATGGAACCTTCATTCTCAGAAGGCATCACAAAATCAGCATCAACTTTGTCGTAGAGTTCCAAGAATGCTTGCTTGGTATCGTCATCAAATCGATTAACACAAACTTGAATTGCTTTTGCCTTGTCACCGAAGATGCTGTATGCCTTGACAATATGAACTAAGCGACGAGTGCTGATGATTTCTTCAATACCACCATCGTAGAAGGTCTTGCGGATGATGTCTGCCCAGTCAGCAAGGCGCTTGCAGAAATTCTCATCATCACATAGTTTATTGAGAATTTTGATTTCTGTAGCAACGGTAGGATACTCCTGTTCAAAGGTCACAGGGAAACGCTCAAGGAATGCTTCATTGAGCACATTGGTGCCGATAAACCGACCATCATCAGATCCCTTACCTTTGGTGTTGGCCGTAGCAATAACTTGGAATCCATCAGTAGGTTTGACCCACTTACCAATCTTCTTAAGAAAGACGCCCTTGCCTTCTAGAATGGACTGAAGACAGAGGATTTTGTTGGATGCTAGGTCGATCTCGTCCAGAAGGAGAACTGCTCCGCGTTCGAGTGCTTCGATAACGGGACCATTGTGCCATGCAGTATTCCCATCAACAAGCCTAAAACCACCCACCAAGTCATCCTCATCCGTCTCAATTGTAATATTTACCCGAATAAGTTCGCGACCCAGTTGAGCACACGCTTGCTCGACAGAGAACGTTTTACCGTTACCCGAAAGACCCGTAATGAACGTCGGATAAAATAGACGGGAAGAAATAATCTTTTTAATATCACCAAAGTTACCAAACTTGACGAAGGAATCATCTTTCTCAGGAATAAGGTTTTGTTCCACAGCGGGAATAGCAGCAGGAGAATTGTAAGATACTTCCAGGTCTTTGACTGTCTCTTTTGTTACTTCAAGATTGTAAGTTCCGCGACCAGACTTATACTGCTTCAGTTTCTTGGCAACTGTCTGGTAGGAAAGGGAAACACCACTGTCTGCAATCCATGCTTCGATATTCGCCTTTGTGATGGCGTTTCCATAAGTGGAGTGAAGACCGTCGCGGATGAGTTCTGTGGAGTAGATCATGTCTTTGTTTGAACTGATCTAAGTATAGGGCAGAGTGGGGCAGACTCGGGGGCAGAGTGGACAGTTATTCGACCGTTTTTTTCAGTTCCTCATAATAATCTCTACTACAGATGCATGGATTATAATCTGGGAAATACTTCTTCATCAGAGAAGGAATACCCTTTGCTGTAATGGTGCTATTACAGACAATCCAAACTTCTTTCTTTTCTTCAATAACAAGATGTTGCAGCGGAAAATTACTTTTCTTCATAGGTAAATGTTTTGTTTTTTACTTTAGTATCAAATTCACCAGTTCTACCTGGTCGCATTTTTCCCACCTTCACATTCTTACCCTTACCAGGCCAAGATTGTTTAGATGTTCCTTTGAGTGTAGCAGATCCACCTTTCTTGCGTTGGATTAAAACAGAATCCTGATCATCTTTGGACGATCCTGATTTTACATTCTTTTTGTGTTTAAGTCCACCTTCTGTGCCCAGTTTTTCTACTGTCTTCTTAAACTTTCTCTTACCCATCTTACCAGAAGAAACCACATGAGATTTCTCTCCAACTTTCTTCTCTTGAGGTGTTCCTGGGTTTTCTGTATATCTTCCAGATACTTTTGTAGGTCCTGGAAGACCAGCACCACGAATCCGTCTTTCTGTTCTCTTACTTCTTTCTTTATTTTCTTTGGAAGACTTGTCTCCCCTTTGCCCAGAAAGGATGGCCATACCACCCTTCTGAGATTTGGATCGAATTCTATTCAGAGAAGTTTCCTGAATAGAGTTACATTCTACCATAAATTGTTGAAATGTCTTCATACCACCAAAGAAATAAATTCTCCTAATACTTTTTTATTTAGTTTTTTGGTCTTCAAAGATTTGAAAAAGGCAGACTTAATTTTTGCTTTAGTTGCACCTTCATCAACATCAAACTCAGAGTCTTGAGAAAGAGTCGTGGAAGACATTCCAAAATAAGCATCGTAACCAGATGACTTAATAGTAAAACTTCTCAGTTTTGTCCAATCTCTCTGAATTCGATCAAACTCATCATCACCAAAGTCACAATAACTACGGATAAATGATTTTGCGTCACGAGGAGCAAGAACACGAATTCCAATGAAGTTTGCATTAGGAAAGTTATCCTTCAAATTGCGAAGCATAGTATCAGTGAAAGATCGATACTGATTTTTTATGGCATAAGTTGTTCCAAGTTTGCGATCACGGATGTAAGACTCACCAGGATAAAGATGACGAGTTCCAAGAAATGGTTCTGGTTCCCACGGTCGCTTCACCGTAACGTGACATGAAAGACTATTTGCTTCACCATCAGTAAGAACAATACATTGAACTTTCTGAAGTTTATTTGTCTTTTGAAAGTCAGGGAGAATTGTGTGAAGTGAAACCAATGCCTCATTCAGAGGAGTTCCAGACAGACTAAGACGATCAGGAACAGAATATCGAGAACCATAAGCATTGCCATAGTAACAAGCAATTCTCCAGATATTGATCATCTGTTTTTCAATCTCCTTTGCAGGAACTTGACTGGTAAAGATATTCATCATAGAGAATGAATCGTCAATAGCCAGAAAACCCTCTTTCCTGTCATATGAAGGAGTCCTATCTGCATTGACATACTTATCGGTATTATGGTCGTAGTATGCTCTCTTCCACTCATTGGTGAATGCATAGACCTCAAAGGGAATCGACACTTTTTTGCAGAACCAGATCAAGTTAAACAATTGCTTACAAGTATCCTGAAGAACGTGAGACATCGATCCAGACCAATCAAGAACAAAGATCAACCCGTGATTCTTGCCGTCAGGGAGGACTGTAACCTTCTTGAAAAGATCTTCGTTATACTTGTATGTGTGAAGTTTAGTAGTGTCAAGAACACCAGTGCGAGAGGTAGAAGCACGAGCATACGAATCTGCTGCTTTCTTACACTCAAACTCCTTCACAAGATAGTTTACCTCTTTCTTTGCAGATTTTTTAAAGTCATAGAAGAGTTGATCAACAATACTATAAAGTTCAATCTCG